TGGCAGCCTGGCAGGAATCTCTGACCCGAGTACAGAAGGTGGAGGGTTTACCCTCTATACCGACCGACTTGGGTACGATTCACCGGAGACGCAGCAAGTTCTCGCCAAGGCACGTGCAAAGTTTTCGGACTTAGCCGCGCCTTCAGCAGAGATGCTGGTGAACTTGATCGAAGCACGCCAATCACTATCGATGATCACGCGTCGCTTTACGGACCTTTTAAAGTTCGCAAAAGCGTGCAAGAAACTCGACGTGAAAGGCGCGAAACGGGTTCTCACTGAGGCACTTTCCCTAAGGTCTAAAGACTCCCATAAGGATGCTCTTACAAAGACGCGGAAAGCAATCGTTAAAGCGAAGTCACCTGCCGGTATGTGGTTAGAACTACATTTCGGTTGGGCTCCTTTATGTGAGGATCTAGTCAACGGCATGGATCTTTTACAAGGCGACTTCAAGCCTAGGCCAATCTTCGGGAAGTCCTCGGGTAAGTTCGACATGGATAAAACCTTGTTGAACCCACCGGATCAACCTGGAGGGAATGGCCACGATTGGAGTCGGATCCATGTGCAACATTGGCGCCACGTGCGCGCACGTGTAGGGGCAGTGGTTCGGATTGAAAACCCGAATCTGCTGCTCGCATCACGCTTGGGTTTTGTCAACCCGTTTAGCGTGATCAACGAGCTTGTACCGTTCTCCTTTGTGCTAGACTGGTTCTCAAACTGGTCCCAATGGCTCGGATCTTACTCCGAGTTCTACGGGTTATCAATAGAGAATGCCTATCACACGGTACACATCGTTACGACATCACAGTATAACAGTGAGGGACACGTGTATGGCTTTGGAAGCCCACCTCCCCATTGGGACAACATTGGCAATTTAGCCATAAATGCTGTTGGTGTAGAGTTCCGGACGGTGAGAACCCCCGGAATCCCCGACGTGACACTCGGGTTACGTCTACCTGCGAAGCTTTCACTTTCGCGGGCTGCGACTGCATGTTCGCTCCTGGTGCAGCTGCTCTCTACTAACGGGTATGACCCGAAGAGCATCCTACCTGGGAGATCGAACCGGTTCCGCTGACGAAGCGGCGAAGACGAATGCAGTCACCTTGGGTACTTCAACTACTCCCTAACTGGAGAAAATCATGCCAGCATTGGCAGACATCACCGTCAAGAAGGCGGATGGTACCACCGACGTCGTCTGGTACGGTATCCAACCCTCGGCCGGGATCAACCCGGCCATCTGGAGGAATGTCGCGGGAAGCGCCTGGGCCTTTTGCCCAGAGATTCGCATGACCGCGAAAGAGGGTCCCCGCGGTGCGTCGCGTCTCCTCCGTGCCACACTTGTGTGGCCGGAGATCGCGACAAACACCACCACGGGCCTCACCTCCGTAGCCAACCGAGCCCGATTCACCGGCGAATGGGAGATGCCGAAAGGCATGTCCGACACGCCGCGAGTCGAATTTGCCTACCAGACTGCGAACCTACTCGCTGCTACCCTGTTTAAAACGCAGGTCAGCAACGGGATGGCCGCTGTCTAAGAGCAAAAACTCGCCCCCATGGTTCACTATCCCCAGAAGGAGAAGTGATGGTTGGCTTAACACCTCAGGTGTTGGATATCGCCCTCTCCTATATGGAGGGGCTTGACTGCGCCCGCTCGCTGACAGTAGCGATACTGTTGCGAGAGGGTGACTGGGCTCAGTTAACCTCATTAGAGGTGATCCCAGCGCACTACACTTCGCACGACTTATTTAGGAGGTCTGTGGCCGCAACCGAATTTCTTCGGAAGTTCGATGGCCTGCCGACCGGTCGTGATCTCCCCGCTATCACTCTTGACAAGTGGTTGTGGGCAGAGAAGGAGTGCTTTCACACGAATAGACTACTCAATGAGTTTATGGATCTGGGCACCCTTCGTGGGCGCCCGGCCAGTAGCTCGTTCCGCTCCTTTGTGGATGCGGTGCGTAAAAACGTTGAGTGGGTCCTCGGTGAAGGGCCGCCATCGACCTGGGAAGGTCGGTTCGGTCCCGGTGCGACGGTCAGTGACGTTAGTCGGATGGCTACCATTCCCGACAAAATGTCATCGACTCCAACCTTTACTCCTAATGCGCTATTCCATCTGGTGCCCTGGACAGGCACTGCGTGGGCGCGCGCGAGCGCGGCATTAGGTAGGCTTCCGAAGTCGAGCCGTGGAAATGTCTACTTCACGGTCCCGAAGGACTCGAACTCTCTCCGCGCTTGCGCGAAGGAGCCGAGTCTCAACGGGTTCTACCAACTTGGGCTTGGGCGTGTTATGCGCTCTCGTCTGCGTCAGGTGGGAATCGATCTCGTCAATGGTCAAGAGATGCATAGGCGGGTTGCCCGTGCAGCTTCTGTTAATGGCTTATCGGCCACCATTGATTTGAAGTCGGCCAGCGACTGTGTGTCAACAGCCTTAGTTAAGCTGTTGATGCCCCATCGATGGCATTCGGCCCTAAATGCACTGCGGAGCCCTCTCACGAGGATTCCTGACGGTCAAGGCCATGCCTCTCCTAAATGCCTTGCCCCCTTCGGGCGGTGGGTGCACTTGGAGAAATTCAGTTCGATGGGTAACGGCTTCACCTTTGAGCTGGAGACGGTGCTGTTCTACGCTATCGCGCGCACGCTTGTCCCCACCACCTTGTCAAAATGGG